AGGAGTGTTTGTAGACGCATTCCATGTTCCTTGGTAACTCAAACCACCAACAGCAGAACCCCATGAAAGGGTAGAACCATTGGTAGTTAAGAACTTGCCAGAATTCCCTGATTGGCTAGGAATCAGGTTGTTAATCTGGGTTTGCAGTGAGGCTAGAGTATCAAGTACAGACTGAGAAGTCCCGCCACCATTAGTAATGACTTTGATGCGTTCTGCAAGGTCAGGAGCAACAACTTCACCAACATTGAGTTCACGACCAGTAGACAGGACGATAATAAGGCTACCGTCAAAATCAATGCGAGCATCGGTAACAGACACACCGTCAGCACCATCCACTCCATCACGCCCATCTCGACCAGCGTCACCTTTATCGCCTTTGAGTCCATCTCTACCCGACTTTCCATCTTTTCCATCTCGTCCATCCTTGCCATCAATGCCATTACGCAAGTTAGAAGCACGATCTTGAATAGAGGAATTCAAGTCTGCAAATCGACTCTCAAGGTCAGTCTTAATGCGCTTTAAGCCCTGAATAACCAATTCAGCACTCTTGCCTATGGTTTCTTCTCTGGCTTTAGCGGCTTTTTCTTCAGCAGACTTTTGTAGCGCAGTCAGCAAAGCCATCTGCTCATCAGCAGTCATATTCTCAATACCTAGCTTACGCTCTAAGTCAAGAATATCCATTATGTGAGTTCCCTAGACAATCTGTCTAAAAAGTCATTCTCAACCTTGCTTTGCTTGTCAGCCATCTGCAACTCGACAATCTTAGACTTGTTCTTGATGTCTGCCTCTTTCAACATCAGTTCAGCAATCTTAACCCGCTTGTCGAATTCCTGTGAAGATGCCATATCTTCATTAGGCAAGTTCTTGGTGATAGAAGCCATGTTCTTGGCCTGTACCTCTTGCGGCATCAACTGAGTTTCCATAGACAACTTCACAGCATTGGCCTTGTTTTCTTCAGCCTGAGTAGTCTGAACCGCAATCTGTGCTTGTGCCGCTTGCATCGCCAACTGTGCTTGCATCTGCTCAATCTCTTGCTGTTGAGGATTAGGCTTCATCATCTCGTCCAAAGCCTTAATCATCTCCATGCGATTGGTCAAGCTGGAGTTAGCCACAATGCCCTTCAAGATGATCGGCAGAACTGGCGTATTAGCACCCAAAGTCTGCAACAAACCAATAAATTGCTGTTGCTCATACTCTCTAGCAATAATGCCCAAAGTGGCCGTTGGGATGAAGTTCATGTCCACAGAAGGGTAACGCTCTGGGTCAAACTGCATGAACCTAAAAGCCGCCTTCTTGATGAATGGAATCAAGAAATCTTCTTGGAAATTCACCAATGTACGCTTGTATTTCTTGATGATCGAGGCCACAGCCATAGACATACCAGAACCACCACCATCACGAGTGGCTTGGCTGACCATGCCCTGTGAGTCAAGCGTACCTGTTGCTTGCAACAACATACGCTCAAACGCTTGGGCAGTCGCCAAGTTGCTTGGGTCAGTAGCGCCAAACTTGAATGGCATCATGATGTCTGCTGGTGCGCCATTTGTGAGGATGGCTTTTCCGGGCTTTACCTCAAATTTAGCACCTCTAGGCATACGAGTCGCATCCATAGCAATCATGGGGCTGGTAGTCAACGCCAATGAATCCAAATGGCTACGAGTCTGGGCATCAATAGCTTTTTGCATATTAAAAGCCTTCTCAACCGTACCACGACCCAACAAACGATTGGGAATAGTGTCATCCTGATAGCTCAGAATGGGTCTATCCTTCATCATGTATGGGTTTTCTTCAGCTTTCAACAACAAACCATCGTTGGCAATGACCACAATGGCCTCAACCATGTCGGTATAGTCTTCAGCCGCCGAATTCTCAGGAAACAACTCAACAATATCCTTGTTTTCTTGCATATTGTTGAGGTATTCACGAGGCACAAGGCCGTAATACGTCAACAACAGCACTTTTTCGTCCTGATACTGGCTTACCTCTTGTGTCGGCTCCAAATCAGTGTCTTCATAGGTAGGGGTGATGTCTACTTTGCGGTAGATACCCCGCTCAATACCACGCACAACCTTGTGAATCGAGACATACTTCTCCACAGCCACGCCCATACAGTCATCAATTGATGTCCCATTGGGGTCAAACAGGAAGTTCTTGGGGTTCACAGGTGTGATCTTGACCGCAATACGATCACGTTCAATCACACCAATAGCGGCTTGACCCTGCTGGTTCGGGATAGGCTGAGTGGCAGGGATGTACTCTTTCTCAGTGGAAACAATAATCTCGCCAATGCCAGTCCCATAGATTTCAGCCATCAACTCGATCTGGTCGATAGATTTCCTGATTTTGTCTTTCTTGAAATCTTCCATCAATTGAGCCTTAATCAACTCAACATCTATAGGGTTCCCACCAATGTCTTGGATATTGTCTTCAATGTCAAAGAAGTCGCCTTGACCGAAGATAGCTTCCATGATCTCAGCATGGCGGGTTTCTACGGCTTGTTGGGTAGCAGGGGTGACGATACGGCTACGCTCTGATTCACGAGTCTTGTCTTCAGAAGCCCATTGACCACGGAAGATGCGTTCGTACTCTAACCAGTCGGGGAGGAAGTTGACATCACGGTAATCACGCCAGCGTTGGCAGTGGTCAACAACAAATCCTGTCAATTCTTTATCTGCCTCTGTCGGCTGATAAAACTCGTTTTGCTCTAACTTGTCTGTTGCCATAGTGTTACCTTATAGATGAACCGATTGTATTTCCAAAGGGGTCGGTGTACATAGGGGTTGTTTCTTGTGGGATTTGGTACTGGTCAATAGTTTGCGCCAGCAAATCAGGTGCGGCAACTCCCATTGCAGTAGCCGTTGCTACATCCTTGCGGAATGGGTCAAAGGCGGCAAATCGTGAACGCAATTGGTCAGGACTAAATGCTACGACTTCTTCAAGGTCTGGCCTAACAAAAACAGCATCGTATCCTTCACCCTGCAATTGCCTTCTCCAGTTTCCTAAATTTTGATCTGCCGCCATAGCGTCAGCATCTCGATAGAATTCAGAGGCGGTTTGATATTTCTTTGGGTTATTGAATCGACCCACCAAAGGATAAACAACAGCATTTTCTGGAGTTGTTCTATTCGCCCAACCTCCTTTTGCCGCTATTTGTGCGTAATCATTTGCAAGAAAAGGCTTGGATGTTGAGAAAATTCCAAGTTCATCACCAGCTTGCCTTGTATTTGTTCCAGCCTTAGACAAGTCAAATGCAGGGAAATCTTGAGCCGTACCATGCAATAAGTCTGTATCAAACCCCATAGCCGCCGCCCTATCAGCCGCAGTATTGTTAACTGGCAAACCTAAACCACCTTGCTCAATAGGCAATGCGGCTCTTGCTTGTGCAAGGTCAAGGGCGGCTTGTTGGGGGGCATTGAGTTGTTGAGGCTGATAGCCAAACTCTTGAATTGAGTCGGCATTTGTCCAGAGTTCTTTGGCTTTGACTTTTTGGCTAAGAATCTTGTAGTCACCACGCAAGACAGACTCACCATGACCCTTAGCGTAATCCTTAGTCAATGTCACCCAATCACCAGCATTGATGTTTGAAATGTCGGCATTCTTAGGAACTGCACGATATATGGTGACTTCAGCATCAGGATTGCCACGAACTCGTTTGGCTAGATTAAAGGCTTCAATGTCTGCTCTCTTATTGCCGCTTCCATAATACTGAGCCGCTTTTGCAGAATAAACATCAGCAGGGTACATCTGGCTCAAGTCATACAATGGTGCGCCGAATTCAGAACTTGGTGCGGTGTGAGAGCCACGATAGGAAACATCCTTAATGCTCATCCCAACAGGCAAACCCTCAGTGGCACGAACAGCACGAGTAGCCAACCTACCAGCCGCAGGGAGTACAGGCGCAACATTCATCAAAGCATTTGCAGTCTCAGGACGCATACGAGTCGTACCACCAAGACCACCAGCCCCAGAGAACAACGAGTCACCATAGGACAACCGCTCTAAGGTCTTTGGGATTCCAGTGTCGTAAAGGAACTGAGCAGTCCCTTGCATCTGCTGAGTCCTCTCAGGCGAACTCATGTACTGCAAAGGCAAATTAACAATATCAGAGAACAACCCCAGTATGGTGCTT